TCTGGCAATATCTACCCGATGCAGTCCGAAGTTCACCAGGACAGTCCGTTTACCGCCCGACCAGTCCCGATCGATGGTGACTAATGGCAGCTCGTAAACAAGCGTTACGAGGGGCAACCAAGGCAAGGCTCCACAGTCCACTTCTCAAGGGCAAAACACGCTCAGATGAGATCGCTAAGATGGCTGAGGACTTAGGCACGCCTTTATTGCCGTGGCAGAAGTGGATGCTCGATGACATGATGCGCATCGATGCTAAAGGCAACTACATCCGAAAGACAACCCTGCTATTGGTGGCACGCCAAAACGGTAAGAGCCATTTAGGGCGTATGCGTGTGATCTGGGGTCTCTTCTATGGAGGAGAGACAAAGCACCTGATCATGAGCTCTAACCGAGCGACTGCCCTTATGACCTTCCGTGAGATTGCCTGGATCATCGAGAACGCACCTCACCTCAAGGCTGGCACTAAGGCGATCCGCTACGCCAACGGCGGAGAACGAATTGAGCTGCTAAACGGTGCAACACTTGACCTGGTATCTGATACTCGTGACTCATCTCGTGGACGCACCGCAGATTTCTTATGGATCGATGAAGTTCGAGAGATCAGCAAGGACGGATATACCGCAGCGATTCCAACGACTCGCGCCCGTCCCAATTCACAGACCTTGCTTACATCAAATGCCGGGGACGCCTTCTCAGAAACTCTAAACACACTTCGAGAGCGCGCCTTATCCGCACCTCCTAAGTCTTTCGGGTTCTACGAATACTCAGCACCGCAATACTGCAAGATCACAGATCGCAACGGATGGGCAATGGCTAATCCTGCTTTGTCATACACAATCACGGAGGAATCACTTGAAGAAGCTGTGGCAACTAACAAGATTGAAGACATTAGGACTGAGCTTCTATGTCAATGGATTGATTCTCTCCAGAGTCCGTGGCCTCATGGCGTTCTTGAAGCAACTTCCGATGCCACACTCCAGATTCCGATCGGTGGTTATACAGTCTTTGGCTTTGATGTTTCTCCGTCTCGTCGCAATGCAAGCCTCGTTGCTGGTCAGATTATGGGTGACGGAAGAATCGGCGTCGGGATTCTCCAGACGTGGGAAAGTCAAGTCTCAGTAGATGACCTGAAGATCGCAGCTGAGATCAAGGGATGGGCTGATCAGTATCGTCCTAAGATGATCTGCTATGACAAGTACACGACGCAATCGATTGCCGAGCGCCTGGCCAATGCTGGTCAGATTACACAGGATGTCTCAGGTCAGCAGTTCTATCAAGCCTGCTCTGATCTCCTCGATGGCATGGTCAATGGTCGAGTAGTTCACAATGGTCAAGAAGAATTGATTAAACAGATGAACAACTGCGCGGCAAAGACCAATGACTCATCCTGGCGCATCGTTAAACGCAAGAGCGCAGGCGATGTATCTGCGCCGATCTCTTTGGCAATGGTCGTATCGATGCTATTAAAACCACAACAGGTAGCGGCTATTTACACAGAATAAACTATATGTAGTGTATAATTGCCATCTATGGGTATCCTTTCGCGCCTAACAGGTGCAGCACCAAAGGCTAATGTCGAAGCGCAATACGCACCGCAGGTCTTAGGTGAGTATTCGCCTTATGCGATGCCATTTCAGTTCGCCTATGTCGGACGCACAGAAGCAATGGGAGTTCCTGCACTAGCTCGATGCCGCAACCTCCTTGCTGGCACAATCGGTACGATCCCTCTTGAACTTTACAAGAAATCAACTGGCGAAGAATTAGGCAAGCCACTCTGGCTCGATCAACCTTCTTATTCTCAGCCACGTTCTGTCACCATTGCTTATACAGTTGACTCGCTTTTATTTTACGGACAAGCCTTCTGGCAGGTCGTTGAGACTTACCAGGAAGATGGCCGCCCATCACGCTTTGAGTGGGTTGCTAACAGTCGAGTAACTGCCACACTTGATCGTGACAATGTATTTGTTAAGTCCTACGCCATCGATGGTACGACAGTACCAATGGACGGCCTCGGTTCACTAATTACATTCCAATCATTAAGTGATGGCATTCTCAATACAGGAACATCGACTATCCGCGCAGCTTTAGACATTCAGAAAGCTTCAGTAATCGCAGCAGCAACTCCGATGCCTACTGGATACCTTAAGAACACAGGCGCAGACCTACCTCCAGCAGAAGTCCAGGGACTTCTAGCCGCATTCAAGAACGCTCGTCAAAATCGTTCAACGGCCTATCTCACATCCACCCTTCAGTACGAAACAGTTGGATTTAGCCCTAAAGACATGATGTATAACGAAGCAATCCAGAATCTCGCTACCGAGATCGCTCGCCTTTGCAACGTTCCTCCTTATTACGTCTCAGCAGATCAGAACACAACGATGACTTATGCCAACGTAACCGATGAGCGTCGCCAGTTCCTTACACTATCTTTGCAGCCATTTATCTCAGCCATCGAAGATCGTCTGTCAATGGACGACATCACAGCTCGTGGCAATATCGTCAAGTTCGACATCGATAAGAATTATCTACGCACAGACCCATTGCAAGAACTAGCAGTGATCCGTGAGATGCTCGATCTCCAATTGATCACCCAGGAACAAGCAATGGCAATGACAGACCTAACACCTAACGGAAGCGAAGGAATGATATGAGCGAGATGCTTACATTCTCGGCAGAACTCGTTGCAGATAGCGCAGCGCGCACTATCTCTGGCAAGATCGTGCCATATGACGGCGAGGTCGGAAACACCTCTGCCGGGGCAGTTGTTTTTGAGCGCGGCGCAATTAACATCGCTGATTCAAGCAAAGTGAAGCTCTTACTAGAGCACGATCCTAAGCAGCCAATTGGCCGTGCTCAATTCTTTAACGAGACAGAAGATGGAATCTTTGCATCATTCAAGATTTCTAAGTCATCCCGTGGCACAGATGCTCTCATCGAAGCCTCAGAAGAACTTCGCACTGGTCTTTCAGTCGGAGTTATGGTCAATGCAGCAAAGCCTAAGAATGGCGTTCTGTATGTATCGAGCGCTGACCTACTCGAAGTAAGTTTGGTTCAGGCAGCAGCCTTTAAGTCTGCAGCCGTAACCGATATCGCGGCATCTGAAGATGAAGCCGTTGAAGAAACCCTACCAACAGAAAGCGAGACAGCCACAGTGGAAACCACTCCAGCAGTCGAAGCAACACCTACAGTTGAGGCTGCCGCAGTTGAAGCTGCTCGCCCTGCTGTAACAGCAATGGCTTACACAAAGCCACGCATTGAAGTAACAGCTGCAAAGTATGCAGAAAACACAATCCGTGCAGCACTCGGAGACGACGCAGCTCGTCAATGGATCGCAGCAGCGGCAGACACATCTGACAACGCTGGTCTTGTGCCAACACGTCAACTCTCTGAGATCATCAACCCTCTCGGAACAACCATCCGCCCATCAATCGATGCAATCTCTCGTGGAGTGCTTCCAGATGCAGGTATGACATTTGAGATCCCAAAGATCACACAGATGCCAACAGTTGCAATCGAGCCAGAAGGCGACGCATTCAGCGACACAGATCAGAACTCAAGCTTCCTTTCAGTAACAGTACAGAAGTACGCTGGACAGCAGACATTCTCAGTTGAATTGCTAGATCGTACATCTCCAGCATTCTTCGATGAGCTCGTTCGCAACATGGCAGCAGCTTACGCAAAGGCAACTAACTCAGCAGTAAACGCTGCACTTATTTCAGGTGCAACTGCAGATGCGACAACAACAGTCACATACCCAACTGCAGCAGAACTTCTTGGAATTGTCGCTCGCGGTTCAGCATCTGTATATGGTGCAACTGCAGGCCTTCCAAATCCATTCGCTCGCAACATGGTCGTATCAACAGGACAATGGTCTAACATCATGTCACTTAACGATGCCGGACGTCCAATCTACACAGCCTCACAGCCAATGAACGCAGGCGGAGCAGTTGCTCCAACTTCACTCACAGGTAACGTTGCTGGACTCAACCTTTACGTTGATCCAACAAACGGCGGCGATGGCGATGGAACAATCCTCATCGTTAACCCAGATGCGTACACATGGTACGAGTCACCAACCTACCGCCTCCGCGCAGAGTCAACTGCAGCAGGACAGGTAACAATCGGCTACTACGGCTTCGGAGCAATCGCTACCAAGGTCGGCGCAGGCGCATTCAAGAACAACAAGGCGTAAGCCAAACTAAGTCGCTCCAGGGGTAGTGCCCTTCTACCCCTGGAGTCTTTAGAAAGGATCAGAGCATGGCATTGACTACAGTTGCAGAGCTTCGCACCGCCCTCGGCGTTGGCACTCTCTATACTGATGCAGTCTTGCAGCAAGTCTGCGATGCCGCAGATAACGTACTCTTGCCCTTTCTATGGAAAAATCAGCAGTACATCATTGCTCACGGCAACACGGGGACAGTAGGAACACTTTATTTTGATCAGGATATCCGCGAGTATTTCTACGTTGGACAATCTGTAACAATCTCAGGTGCAGGTAGTCGCTACAATGGGACTAAGACAATTACAAAAGTCGATACTCGTTCATTTAACGTAACTACGGCTCACACCAGCGACAATCCACGCCACACAGTTGAGCCTTATGGCATAGCCGCGGTCGAGACATATACTGATTATTCAACAGTCCCAGCAATTCAAGAAGCTGCATTAATGATTTCGATCGACATCTGGCAGTCTCGCCAAGCTCCATCTTCAGGCGGAGTCACGATCGATGGCTATCAGCCTTCTCCTTATCGCATGGGCAATACCCTTCTTGCTCGCGTCCGTGGCCTTCTTGCGCCTTATCTTGATCCGAGATCGATGGTGGGCTAATGGCCGCCATATCAACCCTTCGCGCAGGACTCGCCTCAGCTCTTACTGACAATACAAAATACTCAGTCTTCTCATTTCCACCTTCAACACCTATTGCCAATAGCGTAATAGTCGCCCCTGCTGATCCTTATATTTCACCATCTAACGGCTGGCATTCAACTATTTCGCCTATGGCCAATTTCGTAATTTCCGTAATGGTTCCTTTGCTCGATAATGAAGGCAACCTTAACGGGATCGAAGATAACATCGTTCGGGTATTTAACCTGCTCGCTGCATCTTCTTACACCTATAACGTCACAGATGTATCCGCCCCGGCGGTTCTCAGTGCCGCTTCAGGTGATCTACTTACATGCAATATCAATATCTCAGTCCTAACGAGTTGGAGCTAAAATGTCCGAGTGGGAAAAAGAGCAAGAGGCCTTCCTGATCAAGATCGGGCAGGTAGCACCATCAACACCAAAAGCAGTAACTACTAAGAAAGACGAGGAATAATCTCATGGCAGTATTTCTAAACAATAAGGTTGGCGTGAAGGTTAACTCTGTCGATCTATCAGATCACGTCACTGCAGTAACACTTAACCGCAATTTTGATGAACTCGAAGTAACAGCAATGGGCGATGGCGGACACAAGTTCGTTAAAGGCCTTGAGGCATCTTCAGTCACAATCGACTTCCTCAACGACACAGCAACAGCCAACGTCCTACAAACTTTGCAAGCTGCGTGGGGAACAAACGTCACAGTAGTTCTACTACAGGAAAAGGGAACTGCAGTCTCTGCAACTAACCCTCTCTATACAATGACCTGCTTGATCAATGGCACTACCGACATTGCAGGCAGCGTCGCTGACCTAAGTGTCCAGAGCCTGACATTCAACGTATCAGGTACTACAGTAGTAGCCACCACAGGCACATTCTAAGAAACTAAACAAAGGGGCACAGCATGGCAAAGTTAATAGTCACATTAGCGGACAACAGCGTTACCGAGATCGAGATCACTCCTCGCCTTGAATACGCGTTCGAGCTATATGCTAAAAAGGGATTTCACAAAGCGTTCCGCGATGATGAAAAGCAATCAGATGTCTATTGGCTTGCATGGGAAGGCCTTCGGTTAAGTGGAGCCACAGTCAAGCCATTTGGCAATGACTTCCTCGACAGCCTTAAAAGCGTTGAGGTCGCAGAGTCAGACCCTTTGGCTTAGGCAGGGATAGCATCCACTATCTCATCGCTCGGTTGAGCATTGAGACTGCTATCCCTCCACAATATTTAATCGATCTAGATTCATCGATGCTTCAGATGCTACTTAAAGCGCTGAAGGATAGAGCAAAGGAGCAGGCAGATGCCTACAGAGCTAAAAGGCGCTAGTGCGCTTCGCAAGGCTCTAAAGGAATTTTCGCCTGATTTGGACAAAGAGACTCGTGATGAGATGGTCGGATTCCTGAAGCCAGTAGTTAAGAAGGCTAGAGGTTTCCTGCCATCTAACGATGAGATGCCTTCAGGTTTTGTTAAACATGAAGTCAAGACGGCAAAGTTTCCTATGTATGACGCCTCAGAGGCTCGTCGAGGAGTCGGCTATAAATTGACAGCCACCCGTCCAAACTCTCAAGGTTGGTCTTCGACTGTATCGATTCATAGCAAAAGAGCAGCAGCAGTCATTTATGATTGGGCTGGACGCAAGTCTCGCAGTCAGTTCGTCTCAGTTCTTCCTGGCGCAATGGCAGGCAAAGGCAAGATGTCAGGCCGAGCACTATTTAAGGCTTATGAGCAGGATCAAGGCAAGGCTAAAGTCGGAGTAATTCGAGCCTTAGAAAAGGCCGCCGCTAAGTTTAACGCGAAAGGCAATAACAATGGCTGAGTTACGGATCCCGATTGTCGTAGAGAATAAAGGCAAAAAAGCACTTGGCGACACGAGCAAAAGTGTTAGCGCCCTTGATAAGGGAGTAAAGCGATTAGGCAAAAGTCTACTCGCAGTATTCGGAGCCCAACAGCTTCTCAAGTTCGCTAAAAACGCATCGAAGGCATTCATCGAAGATGAGAAGTCAGCCAATCGCCTTGCCCTAGCGGTTAAGAATCTTGGACTAGAGTTCGAGACGCCACGCATCGAGCGTTATATTTCTGATCTTTCAAGAATGTCTGGCGTTACCGATGATCAATTACGTCCAGCGATGCAGCGCTTATTGCAGACTACTGGTTCGGTTACTAAGGCTCAAGAGTTACTTACTCAGGCGACCGACATCGCCGCCGGGTCTGGCGTTGATTACGAGACAGTTGTCAATGACTTAAGCATGGCTTACGTTGGTCAGACTCGTGGACTTCGCAAGTATTCACTAGGACTTTCTCAAGCCGAACTCAAGACGATGAAATTCGCAGATGTTCAAGAACGACTAAATAAGCAATTCTCTGGCGCTAGTGCAGAATTCTTGACTACTTATGCTGGCAAGTTACAACTGATCACAACTGCAGCAGGCGAAGCAAGCGAGACAATCGGTAAGTCATTGGTCGAGTCTCTCGTGTCAGTATTTGCAGCAGGTGACACAACACAATTCGTAAACCAGATCGATACCCTTGCAACCAAGATTGCAGATACAGTCTCAGCAGTAGTATTTGGATTCCAGAAGTTATACGTTCTTACTAGCGATCGTGCAATACTTGCTAGCTTTAATCCTTTTGACGACTATGAGAAAAATGCTCTAGCCGCCATCGAGGCAGCAGAGAAGGCAGCCAAGTTTAGACGTAACATGCCATCGAACGGCTACCTGGGTTCACAACCTATGGGTATCTATGAAACATCTGCGCAGATTGCAGCTCGTAAGAATGCAGAAGCGGCGGCAGCGAAGCGCGCCCGTGAGTTAGCAGCACTTCAGAAAAAGACTTTAGATACACAGAAACAGTCGCTTGCCTTACAGAAGGCCTCAAAGACTCTTAACCTTGAAGCCATCGGTATTGAAGCAGCTCTTAAAGGTCAAATTAGCGAGACTGATCGCCTATCTTTATTACTTCAAAAATCGATTCTTGAAGGCAACGCTAACCTTGCCACTTCTCTATCTGACCAATTAAATTCAGCAATTAAGCGACAGAATGAACTTCGCCAGTCTTTGCTTACTACCCCTAAGGCTCCTAACCCTTATGCGGATTGGAAGATTCCTGACAATCTTATGACGTACACGGCTGCTACTTTAGGAGTCAGTACCGAGACCGTTATCTCGGCTCCAGAAACAATCGTGGCTACATCAGATGCGACTCAAGAATTAATCGATGCACTAATCGCAGCAGCCGAAGCGCAAAGACGAGCAGATGCAGCGCAAGCAGCGGCAGAAGCAGCTGCAGCTAACGTCAATGTTAACGTACAAGTCGGCGCCGAAGATGTTGCCGCAATTATTACACAGCAGCAGACTAATCAATCTCTATCTGGATCTTTCAACACAGTTAATCGCGTAGATAGATTTAGAACACTGGCGATATGACCCTTCCAGCCACAATCTCGGTCTCCTTTGACTTTAGCCAGGGTGCTACCTTCGGCTTCCCGTTTACTATCGGTGACCCTATCAACGGCGTTATTGGCGTTTCTCAGTTCGCATCGAGCGAAGTGCCAGAGCCAGTAATTGATCTAAGTTCTACTACACGCCAAATTAAGATAAGCCGTGGCCGTAACATCATGCGTGATACCTACGAGGCTGGCAACTGCACAGTTCGAGTCATTGATCAAGACGGATCGTTCAACCCACAGAATCCTGCATCACCTTATTTCGGCTATCTGACTCCGCTTAGAAAAATTCGCGTAGCTGCAACTACTGCAACCACTCAGTCTTTTCTATTTTCAGGCTATGTGACAGACTACAAGTACACCTACCCAACAGGGCAGGAATTGGGCTATGTCGATATCAACTGCTCAGATGCATTCCGACTCTTTGCTATGGCTAACGTCACGACAGTGGCAGATGCAACAGCAGGCCAGACCACAGGGACACGCATCAATAAGATCCTTGACCAAGTGGACTTTCCATTATCAATGAGAATTGTCGACACAGGTTCAACCACAGTTCAGGTTGATCCAGGCACTACACGATCTAGCCTTTCAGCCATTCAGGTCGCCGAATTCACAGAGCAGGGCGCATTCTTTGTGCAAGCAGGTGGAGAAGTAGAGTTTAAGGATCGCAACGATGTAGTCGGATCACTAGCCCCGGCGGCTATCCAATTTAATCAATCTGGCGGCATTCCATACTCAGACCTCAAGTACGCCTTTGATGACAAGCTGATTATTAATGACGCAACCATGACTCGTGTAGGCGGCACTACGGTCTCATCAACCGATGCAGATTCAATTGCTAAATATTTTCCTCATGGTATGAACGTAGATAACCTAATCGCACAGACAGATGCTCAGGTACAGAACATTGCAGACATCTACGTCGCTACTCGCAAAGAGACAACGATCCGCATCGATGCCATGACTGTCGATCTACTTGATCCTAACGTGCCTACTGACACAATGATCGGCTTAGAGTATTTTGACAATGTAGAGATCACTAATATCCAGCCAGATGGCTCGACAATCGTCAAGACCTTGCAGGTGCAGGGCTTGGCCTGGGATATAACCCCTAACAGTATGAAATGCACAGTAACAACACTTGAGCCTATAGTCGAAGGATTCATTATCGGATCATCGACTTACGGTATAATCGGACAATCCATAATGGGATACTAGGAGAAAAATCATGGCAGAAGGCTTTCCAGCGACAACAGGCGACATCTTTACAGCCGCAGACTATAACGGCCTAGTAGCCTTTACTGTAGGCGCAGCTCAGACTGCGGACTATACGGCTGTCATTGCCGATACCTATCAGGTCTTAGAACTTATGAACAAGGGCACAGCCATTGCCTATAAGATCCCTACCAATGCATCGGTAGCATTCCCTATCGGTACAGTCCTAAACATTCTAAACATAGGCGCTGGACTCTGCACAATCTCAGCAGTGACTCCTGGCACTACTACAATTCTTAGCGCTGGCGCAGTAGCAGCTCAACCAACACTCACACAATATAAAAGCGCTGCCTGCATCAAGACAGGCACAGACGCTTGGTATGTTGTAGGAGCAATTGGATAATGCTTAATAACCTCATTGCTGTTTACGGAATACCCATCCCACCTTCTGTAACGGTTGATTATTTGATCGTAGCAGGCGGGGGCGCTGGCGGCGGTGGTGGAAGTACCTATGCGTGCGCTGGCGGCGGTGGCGCAGGCGGTTACAGAACATCGATTGGTGCAAGCGCTTTAACTTTAACTCCAGGCGTTTCATATTCGGTTACAGTTGGTGCTGGTGGCGCAGTTGGTGGCGGCTACAATCCTGGCTCATCTGGAAACAGTTCTCAATTCAATGCTATTTCTTCAAGTGGTGGTGGTCGAGGCGGCCCTCACGAAAACGGTACTGCATTAAGTGGCGGTTCAGGCGGCGGTGGCGGAGGCTATATCGGCGGCGGTGGTGCAAGCCAAACAGGAGCGAGCGGTAACTCTGGTGGATATAGTCCAGTGGAAGGTTATGCTGGTGGAAATGGTAATGGTAGCGGCACGGACGCAATTGCTGGCGGAGGTGGCGGCGCAAGTGCCGTCGGAGCAAACGGTGTAGGTGGAGCTTATCCTAAAGCTGGTGTTGCAGGAGGTGCTGGAGCAAGTAATTCAATTACTGGCAGTGCAGTTACTTATGCAGGCGGTGGCGGTAGTGGCTCAACTGGCGGCGGAACTGGCTCTGGTGGCTCAGGCGGAGGCGGTAATGGTGGTAATGGCCAAGCAAACGGTTCTGCTGGTAGCCCTAATACGGGTGGCGGCGGAGGCGGCGCTGGTGCTGGCGGTTCTGGCGGCGGAACAATCGGCGGTCAAGGTGGTTCTGGAGTGGTAATTCTACGTTATCCAGATACTAAAACAATTACAATCGGTGCAGGTTTAACTGGTACTGAATCAGCAGCAAGCGGTGGATATAAGCGAGCCACAATCACTGCTGGCACAGGAAATGTGAGTTGGGCATAATGGCACATTACGCATTCCTAGATGAAAATAACATTGTTACAGAAGTAATTACTGGCATCGACGAAACAGAACTAATTGAAGGACTAAATCCCGAAACTTGGTACGGAAACTTTCGAGGACAGACATGCAAGCGCACAAGCTATAACGGCAACATTCGGTATAACTATGCAGGAATCGGATTTACCTACGATCCCATTGATGATGCATTCATAGCACCGATGCCGCCTTGTGATCATGATTCTTTATTACTAAACGATCTAAAGCGATGGGAGTGTGCGACCTGTGAAGCCAAAGCTCAGTCGCTCGGCGATCCAGCTTAGAGAGCAGATTGATGATGCATTCCCCGGTCGTGATCGAACTTCGGACGGCTGGATCGGCGATACAAGACACGCTGCGCGCAAGTCTGATCATAATCCAGATGTACAGGGATGGGTTCGTGCCATCGACATTGACCGCGACCTTGCAGGCAAAGGCAGGAAGCCCGATGTCATGCCTGACTTGGTCGATCAGGTTCGACTCCTTGCAAAGTCTGGCGATAAGAGAATCAGTTACATCATCTTTGACGGAAAGATCGCATCATCTAAAAAGGCTTGGGCTTGGCGTCCTTATGATGGGATCAATAAGCATAATCACCATGCGCATGTCAGCTTTACTATCAAGGGCGATGAAGACTCTAGTTGGTTCAATATCCCGATGATAGGTGGAAAATAATGGAAGCAATTATCTATGCAACTCTTGGACTTATAGCGATCCCGGTCATCCGTACTGCTATCAAGTCTTACCGTGCTAAGAAGGCCGTTGCCGATATCGTTGTTGATGCAATCGAAGCTGCCGTTGATACGGTTGAGAAGAAATGAGTCAATCGGACTTCTTCACTCTTTACTTCGCTAGCCTTGCCGCAATCGGTGGCTTTGCAGGTTATGTGATCACTCATCTTCTCTCTGAAATTAAGAGACTGAACTCGCGTGTCGATGAGATTTACAACATACTTCTTGAGCGATAATTTTTGACATGGCAAGAAAGAAAGTCATCGATCTAGATACTTACAATGCACTAGACCAATGGGCAATTAGCCTGCATGAGATGTATCGCGCACTAAGGCGAGCAGGTTTTGCAGTTGATTTATGCCTAGCGATTATTTCTGACCGAGATGCTTACCCTGACTGGATACTGCCATCGATCCCCGACCGCGTGGATCGCCTACCCTATGAGGACGACGACGAGGATTAAATGAAGCGAATAGTCATAGTGAGCGACCTACAGGTTCCGTTCCACGATCGACACGCAGTCAAGAATCTAGCCAGTTTTATCAGCAAGTTTAAGCCGCATGAAGTAGTCACAATAGGTGACGAGATAGATTTCAACACAATTAGCAAGTGGTCAGAAGGGACGCCAGAAGCCTATGAGCAGACTCTTGGAGATGATCGCGATGAAGCTGTTCAGGTTCTTTACGATCTCCAGGTAACACAGATGATTCGATCCAATCACACGGATCGTTTATATACGCAGATCATGCGCAAGATTCCTTCATTTCTGTCATTGCCAGAACTGCGCTTTGAGAAGTTTATGCAGCTTGACCAGTTAGGCATTACCTTTCATCGCAAGCCCTATAACATTGCTCCTGGCTGGATTGCCGTTCATGGGGATCACACGCCTATCAAATCTCAAGGCGGTCTTTCAGCCCTAGAAGCAGCCCGTAGACACGGCAAGAGCGTAATCTCAGGACATACTCACAGAGCAGGCAGATCGTCCTTCTCAGAGGCCTCTGGAGGCCGTATAGGGCGTGTCCTGCATGGCGTGGAGGTGGGCAACCTCATGGACTTCAGCAAGGCGTCTTATACAAAAGGATCGGCTAACTGGCAACAGGCCTTTGCCATCATGTACGTCGAGGGCAAGAACGTCCAGGTTGACCTGATCTACATCGAGAAGGACGGAACATTCGTGGTCTCAGGCAAGCGCTATGGACGACCTAGATAACGAGCTTGATCGGGACATCGATGATCATATCGACACGTCAGAATCGTTACCGTTTCGTTATCTTAAATTCCTAAAATTCCCCCTTAGGGCGTGAGACAGTAGAGCCATCAACGAAGGGCGTTGATAGAAAGGCTCCAAAATGTTTGATCCATCATTAGGCGACTTGGTTGCAATGATTGTCTTATCCGCACTATATTTTCATCTAGGCCGTATCGTCGGCATCCGCGTGGGCTACATCAAAGGACGTAAAGCAGTCCGGGATTACTACGCGTCAAAAGAAAGGGTGAGAGTGTGAAAGCAAGTGAAGTCCTATTATCAGCTACTGACATCATTGGAGACCGAGGACGAATATATGGTCATCCTCGTATCAATCAGACTCGAATCGCATTACGACTCCAGCAAATGCTCGAAACTCCAATCTCAGACCAT